GAAATGGGTTCGTTCTTGATGCGGTATCAAAGTCATGCAGAACTTTATACATCTATGGGTACAAGAAATATAACTCCCGATCTTTTAGACTATAGATTGGATATAGCAAGCAGTTGGTTTGTTCGTCAGTATGAGCATGAATACAATCCTATTCATGTGCATTTAGGATCAATGCTTTCTTGTGTTGGTTACTTACAATTGCCTGACGGTATTGAGGAAGAGTGGGAAGAAGACGATAAAGGCCACCATCCAAGTCACGGTCATATACAGTTTGTATATGGTCATGCAGCCAATCACACAGGGTCTAATTTTCTATTGAAACCAAGGGTAGGACACTTTATTGTTTTTCCTGCACATCTGCATCATTGTGTGTATCCCTTTAAAACTGTTGGAGAAAGACGTTCGTTTAGTGTAAACTTTACTATCGCAGCTTCTCCGAAGGAGATTCCTAATGAGCCTAATAACTAGCCTTATAGGGCCTGTTACTGGTCTGCTTGATAAGTTTGTAGAAGACAAGGATCAGAAAGCTAAACTCGCACATGAGATAGCCACGATGTCCGATACTCATGCACAGCAAGCTTTACTGGCTCAGTTAGAGATAAACAAAGCAGAGGCCGCCTCCGGCAGTTTGTTTAAAGGTGGTTGGCGACCTTTCGTTGGCTGGGTGTGTGGAATTGCCTTTGCATACCATTTTGTTTTACAACCGCTTTTAATTTTTGTACTAATTGTATTCAATGTAAATATTCCTGATTTGCCTGAGTTTGACATGTCTACCCTCCTCACGACTTTGGGAGGACTTTTAGGAATTGGTGGACTTAGAACATACGAGAAAAAATCTGGACTAACTAAATAGGAGTTAAAATGGAAGATAAAGATCAACTTATGGAAGAGCTAGAGAATGCACGACAAGCTGGTGATGATGACAAGGTTATTGAACTTGAATCTATTCTTCGTGGCATGGGAATAAAAGGCTATGAAGTAGGCGGAGATGTCTTTCCAGATCTCACCGGTGATGGCAAAGTAACTCAAAAAGATATTCTTCGAGGTCGTGGAGTAAAAGGCTTTAGTCAAGGCGGCGGTATTGCAGTTACTGGTACGAAGTACAGAGGTACTTTTTAATGATTGAGAAAAAAAACAAAGTAATACTATAATGGATGTTGTAGACTTTGCAAAACATGTGTATAAGAAAATACAACAAAGAGAAAATGATATTTCTATGTTGTTGTTAACAGGTGCTGTAAAAGATCACGAGCAGTACCGCCATCTGGTAGGGGAGGCACAAGGACTCTCTTTTGCTAAAGATGAAATCAAGTCCTTGCTAGAAAGTACCGCAGAAGATGTCGAAGACCTTATACGTTCCTGACCATCTTGCGCAAAAAATGAAAACGGAAAAAGCAACGAAAGACGCAGTTTCCGCAACAGTTGGAGCAAGTTCTGCAACAATTGGTAGCGCATACATCGATTCAACAGAGAAAGTGTTGGATCCAACATTAATTAAAAAACCACTTATAGAAAGACTGCCACAACCTACAGGTTGGCGAGTTCTTGTTATGCCCTATCAAGGTAAAGCAACAACTGATGGTGGGCTTTTAATACCAGATCACATCCGCGAACGTGAAGCGTTGGCGACTGTCGTGGCTTATGTTTTAAAAGTAGGACCACTTGCTTATCAAGATCCAAATAAGTTTGGAGATAACCCTGACCCTTGGTGTAAAGAGGGAGAATGGGTCTGTATAGGTCGATACGCAGGTTCTAGGTTTAAGATAGAAGGTGGCGAGGTTCGGATTATCAATGACGATGAAGTTATTGCTAAGATTCTTGAACCCGATGATGTGAAACATGTATGAGGTAAGTAATATGGCAGAAGAAAAGGTAATAGAAGACGATGCTCAAGAAGTGGAGATCACTGTTGATGACAGTAAGACATTGGTTAATGGTGAACAAAGTGCTGATTCCTCTTCGACTGAAGTGGAAGTTACAACGGATTCGGAGTCAGTTGAAGACGGCGAAGAGTTGGACGACTATAGTAAACGTGTTCGGAAAAGAATAAAAACTTTAACGGATAAGTATCGAACAGAAGAACGTAACAGAGATGAAGCTGTTCGTTATGCCCAACAAGTAAAAGACGAGAATGACAAGCTCAAGCAACGAATGCAAAGCTTGGACAAAGGGTATATTACTGAATATGGATCTCGAATAGAGTCTCAACTTGCCTCTGCAAAGCAGTTATATAAAGAGGCACATGAGGCTGGAGATGCCGATGCGTTGTTTAATGCTCAAGAAACTTTGTCAAAGATTGCCATAGAACAAGAACGGCATCGAATGGCGAAACAAAGGCAGGAACAGCAAGTAGCACCAGTAGAGCAAAAAATAGAACGACCTGTGACTCAAACACAACAGGCTCCCGTTCAAGCTCAACAACCTGTCGATCCTGACCCTAAAGCAAAGGGTTGGGCAGAAAAGAACACCTGGTTTGGTGACGATGAGATTATGACTCAAGCGGCTTTTACTATACATCGTAGATTAGTTGAAGAAGAAGGGTTTGACCCACAGGCCGATGAGTACTATAGTGAAATTGACAAGCGTATAAGAGGAGAGTTTCCACAAAAATTCTCTAACGTTCGTAAAAACGGGGGAAGTGCCAAAGTCGCATCAGCTGACACTTCCGCATCCCGCAATTCAAAGTCTGGGCGCAGGACCGTCAAGTTGTCCCCTTCGCAAATTGCGATAGCTAAAAAACTTGGTGTTCCCTTAGAGGAGTATGCCAAGTATGTCAAAGATTGAGGAGAAAAAAATGACGGATAGAACAGAACGATCAACACAATCCCGTGAAAAGACAACACGGAGAAAACCTTGGGCTCCCCCAAGTAGATTAGATGCACCTGATCCTCCTGAAGGATTTAAGCATCGTTGGATAAGGACTTCGAGTCGAGGAGAAGATGATTCCATGAATGTTCATGCAAAGTTGCGTGAAGGTTGGGAACCAGTTCGAGCCGATCAGTATCCTAACGCTGACTTTGCTACAATCGATGAAGGAAAGCATGCAGGAGTAATCGGAAACGGTGGGCTTATGCTCGCTAGAATGCCTGAAGAGACAGTAAAAGAAAGAAATGCGTACTATCGGGACCGCACCCGTGATCAAATGACAGCTGTGGATCAGGACTTAATGAAGGAGCAACATCCTTCAATGCCTATCAGTAATGAGAGGCAAAGTCGTGTTAGCTTCGGAGGTCGTCCACGCGACTCCGAATAAATCAAAAGCTATTATCTTAGAGGAGATAAAAAATGGCAAATTCCAACGGTTCTTTCGGTCTTAGACCGATTGGTAAGATTGGCTCTGGAGTCAATTCTACCGGTACGACGGAATATCGCATAGCTTCTGACAATTCCAACCCTATTTTTCAGGGCATGGCAGTTATACCTTTAGCTGCTGGTGTTATTGACGATCTACAAGCTGCGGCTGGTGGTAACGTTTCTATCGTTGGTGTTTTCAATGGCTGTGAGTACGTTTCTTCGACCACAGGTGAAACTATACGGTCAAATCAATGGCCCGGTTCTGGTGCGGATTCAAATTTCCCCGTCAAAGCTTTCTTGTATGATGATCCAAATCAGTTGTTTACGATTGCAACATCTAATGTTGTTGCTGCGGCAAACACTGAAGCAGAAATCCGTGCAGCAGTATTTGCAAACATTGCGCTTGCAACAGGTAACAGCGGTTCTACAACCACTGGTATATCTTCTGCAACAGCGGATTTAAATACTATCGCAACCACCAACACTTTGGCTTTAAGAATTATGGGCGTTCAAGATGATCCCGATAATTCTGATTTCACTGCTGCTGGTATTCCATTAATCGTTCGTATAAACAACCACTTCAATGCACCTACTGGTTCCATTGCAGCTGGCACTGTTTCTACGACCGGCGTGTAAGGAGTTAGACAATGGCTATATCAAGAGCGCAACTAGCGAAAGAGCTAGAGCCTGGTCTTAATGCCTTATTTGGCATGGAGTACTCCAGGTACGAAAATCAACACTCAGAGATCTTTACAACGGAATCTTCAGACAGAGCCTTTGAAGAAGAAGTTATGCTGAGTGGTTTTGGAGCCGCACCGACTAAGTCGGAAGGTTCTTCAATTAACTTTGACGATGCAAACGAAGCTTATACTGCAAGGTATAATCATGAGACAATCGCATTGGCTTTCTCTATTACAGAAGAAGCTGTTGAGGATAATCTCTATGATCGATTATCTTCGCGATATACTCGTGCGCTTGCTCGTTCAATGGCTCACACCAAGCAGGTTAAAGCTGCATCCATATTAAACAATGGATTTTCAGCTGGAGCTTTTGCAGGTGGAGACGGTAAAGCACTTCTAGCTACCGATCACCCACTTACAAATGGTGGTACGTTTGCAAATGAGCCGTCAACTGGTGCTGATTTAAACGAAACATCTCTTGAGGATGCTTTAATTAAAATTGCAGGATTTGTTGATGAAAGAGGCTTAAAAGTTGCTCTCAGAGGAATGAAACTTCTAATTCCTCGACAGTTGCAATTTGTTGCAGAGCGTCTAATGGCTTCTAACCTTCGAACAGCAACCTCAGACAACGACACCAATGCGATTCGTTCGATGGGTATGCTACCAGATGGATACGCTGTTAATGACTTCTTAACAGATACGGATGCTTTTTTCCTAATGACGGACGCTCCTCGTGGTTTCCTTCACTTTGAAAGAACTCCACTGTCCACACAGATGGAAGCAGACTTTGATACAGGTAACATGCGGTTTAAAGCTAGAGAGAGATATTCTTTTGGCTTCTCAGACCCACGGTGCGTGTTCGGCTCTCCAGGAGCTTAACTTCTGCCTCGCAGAAAACTTAAAGGGGCGATTTATTCGCCCCTTTCTTTTTGTTTTAAACTATTGTATAAGAAACTATTCCCCGGCAGTTGCATGGTGCGACTGACTTAACCCAAGACGAGGAGACACATATGGGTACTTCAACTTTT